GGGCACGTGCCGCGGCCTGCCGCGTGCCACCTTGCCGGCGGCATTTCCACTGCCAGAGGGCTGAACAGCAGACGGCGGGCGGTAGGCGCGCGGCGCGGCCGGTGTAGGCCCGGCTGCCGGCGCACTGGCCTGCACGAGACGGCGCATGCCTTCCGGCATGTCCTGCACGGTTGCGTACCGCAGGGAACGGCTGGATGTCTTCTTCGGCGGCATCAGGCAGATGCCTCCATGGCGCTCCACACGCGCATTGCTCGCTGCCGGAATGCGTCGAACTCCTGCCGGGCGCGTTGCTGCGCGGCCTGGTGCTCGCGGTCCATCTGCTCGAGCATGCAGTCGAATTCGACGTTAAGCAGTGCCATCAGCTGTTCCATGGACAACCCGCCGCGCGTCCGCTGCCCCGATGCTGGCGCGAGCATTGGCATGGACAGCTGCTGCTGACCCGAGGGCGGCGCCGGCGCACGCTCCACGCGGCCAGCCTCAGTCGCAGCCCACGTCGCCACCGGCCGCCCATCGCGGCCACTGTCGCGGTTCTCGCACCTGCGCACCAGGCCATCACCGTCCAGCTCTCGCAAAAGGCCAGCCACGGCGGCCGTGCTCAGCAGCATCACCTCGCGCGGCGCGCCTGACTCGAGCGCGGCGTTGCCCATCAGCTCCAGGGCCTCCGCTGCAGTGCTCTCGCCGTGGATGCCCAAGCAGAACAGCAGCAGCTGCCGCTGGTAGGCGCGGATTTCAGCCGGCTCCATGCGTGCCTCCGAAACCCAGATCCGCCGCGGCCTGCGCCATGGCGCTGCGCGCGGCGTCGCGGTTGCGCACCACGTGCAGCTCTGGCTTGGGTGCAGGCAATGCAGCCATCGCCTCGGGCACGGTGCCGCCGTCCATGACGTGCTTCACCGCCCTGTCGTAGGCGTTGGCCAACATGCGCTGCTGCTGCGCGCCGCTCTCGGCCGTGGCGTAGGCGTGCAGGTCCAGATTCGACCGCACCAGCACGGTGAACCCGCTATGTGCTTGGCCGGGTCGCATCTGGCCATCAACCTCTGCCAGCGACGGCACGCCCAGGCACATGGCCCGGAACTGCCCGGGGTTCGGCGGCCACTGCAGCGCACTGCGCAGGCAGTTACCCATACCGTCGGCCACCTGTCGCGGGGTGATGCCAACCAGCACCTGGAACCACAGTTCACCGGCGGTGGTCAGGCTGCCCGCGTTGTTCACTGGGGCCGAGCCGTTCTCACGCACCCACTTCCCGGGAAACATGCCGGCCATCCGCTCCCACACTGTCCACAGCATGCTCACCGCGCGCTGGTCGGGCTCAGTGGTGGACGGGTTCGAACTCGACGTCGATGACACCGCCGCCCGTTCCGCCAAAGCCGCCAACTCCCGCGCGCTGCTCGAATTGTCGCCGCTGCTCTGTGACCTGATCGGCAGAACCTGGCTGATGGCTTGCATTGGTGCCTCCGGTGGTATTGGGGATTGCGGGCATTGCGCCTGCCGCATGGCGGTTGCGGGCGGTCTTGATTGCCCAAGGGAACGGGTTCGTGACCGGTGGCGATCGCGCCAGCCCTTCAGCGACCGTGTGCCCCAGCGTCTCCGGCGTCACGCCCTCCTTCAGGGCGGCCAGCAGGTCGGGGTGGCTCGGGTTGGTGGAATGGCAACCGGCCTTGCGCATCAGCAAGCACGCACGTCCCGCGTCGGTCACGCCTCCCAGAGATCCTTGAGTGAGATGTGATCTATCTGGAGTAGTAATGGGGTCTGGGGTCTGGGTACCCGTGTTCACACCTGTGTTCACACCACCTGTCACGCGTGACTCTGCGTGACATGTCACGCGTGACAACTGGTCGAGCGTCACGCGCTCGTCGCCCGTGACATGCGTGACATGGAGCGCCTTCAGCTGTGCCATCGTGACCATGCCGTGCGGCACGACACCGACAGCGCGCAGGTCTTCGAACAGCATGGTTCTGCGTGCTCGGGTGCGTGCCTGGCGCTCGGTTTCATTGCTCTTTCGGGCATCGCGGCGGCCTTGGCCCTCGGCAATACGGCCTTGCGCCTTTGCGATTTGCTCATCGCAGCGCTTGCTGTGTCGCAATCCGTCATCTGCCACGGGGAAGTAGCGCTCGGCGACCTTCTTGACTGCGGACTTGTCCGCCGCGGTGATTGCGCCGGCGATGATGTACAGCTCGGCCAGGCTCTCTGGCAGCGCCTGCTCTTCCGAGTAGTACGCCAGCATCAGCTTGAAGTAGACACCGTGGTCGGTCAGGGACAGTCGGGTCGTGTCCTTGAGGTAGTCGCCTGGGAACATCTCGAAGTAGATCATCAGGGTTCCCCAGCACCGCGCTTGCCGCGTGCCGCGGCACCGGGGCTGCCAACCCTGGTCAGCTCATGCTCGTTCGGCGGCAGCGTCTCCAGCCGGTATGTCTCACCCAGGCTGCTGCGCCAGCGGTACGCAGTGGCGCGGCTCACGCCGAAGTGCCGGACAATGGCCTCAACGGTTGGGAAATCGCTGAGCTCGATTGCCCAGCGCATGAACTCCATGACGATCCTGGTGGTGTTGTAGCCGGCAAGGGCGTGCTGCGGCGCGCTGCGCCGCGGCTTCTTTTCAGACATCGCGGCGGCTACCGGAGCTACGGCCGGCTCTCGCTCGGCCGGAACGGCGCGGAGCGCAGGGCCACAGCGCAGACCGAGGGTCGGACTGATGTTCATCCTGTCGCCCCCGCATGACCCGATACGGGAACCTCACGCCCCATCGCGGTGCTCAGCTGCCGCAGGCCGGGAAGCCGCCGCTTGGCGGCCGCCGGGTCGTTGAGGTCCTGCAGCGCGAGCTGCCAGCGATATGCCGTCGCGCGCGAAAGGCCGAATCGTTTCTGAAGCGCATCAACGCGCACCGGCTGCGGCTGCTCTTTTGCCCAGAGGACGACATCCACCATGGGCAGAAGCGGCACCACACTCTCAGGGATGCGACGGCCGGCACTGTCGAATTCGCTGACCACGGCGATTGCCCAGCTCACCATTGCTCCGCCGCTCATCGCTGCGCACCCTGCACCGCTCGCGGCGCCAGATCCTGTAGGTGGCCCGATACATATCGCTTCGCCGTCACCAGCTCGGCTTCCAGCTGCCCGATCTCGTCCAACGCGCGGCGCAGCTCGGGAATGTCCTTCGGGCAGATGCGGCCGTCAGCCAGTACGTTGGTGATCGCTTCCAAGGTGTGGCCGAACTCCACCGACAGGCGGGCCACAGCCAGCACACCGGCATGCGGCTCCATCATCGGGATACGGGCGCCGAGGAAGCCGTAACGCTGAGCCAGCTCACGCGAACAGGCGTCGCGCCAGTGCGCCGGCAGCGCGCGGACCCACGATTCCTCAAGGTCCACCGGCATCTTCACCGTGCCGTTGCGGATTCGGCCCACGATCTGTGCGTTGGCCTTCAGCGCGCGCTCGGCGCTGTCGGCGTCGTCGCCGGTGTGGAACTGCAGGATGCGCTCGCCAGGTGCTACGTCCGCCATGTACTGCTCGGCGATCGCCTGGGCCAGGCTGCTGTCGGTGTGCCCGCTGTTGCGGATGGCGTCGGTCGTATGCCGGAACACCACCGCAGAGCGCGGCTCGTGGTACTGAGGATCAGGCTTCATTTACGCACCTCGGGAGGCGATGCAAAGTGGTCGCCATGGACAGGACGACCGGGAATCAAAGGCGTGGAGCCGCCCTCCTTGCGCTAGGCTGGATGTGCTACCAACACAGCCCGCAAGGAGGGCGACATGGAAAACTCGGGAGTTACGCTTGTAGGTTTGAGCGCCAAGGTCGAAGCGCTTTCCAAGAGCCACGAACTTCTGGCGGCCCGGACGACAGCGCTGCAGGCAGTGGTCGAGGTTCTTGCATGGGGCTGCTGGCACGACCGAAAAGAGGTCGCAGGCCGGCTATTGGAATCTGGGCAGAAGTCCCTTGCGGCCATCAACTCTTGGCCCGAAGAACTGCAGCAGGAGGTGGTCAGCGTCTGGAACCAGGCATACCTGCAGTTGGCGGATCCGGATGCGACTGCTTCGTTCATCGGGATTCGTCCACAGAAGTAGCTGCCGGGTTGATCCGCACCTCGCCACGCTCGATTTCAAATGGACCAGACGCACGTTCGCCGCGGATCAGACTTCCGTACCCCACCGCCCTAGGCTCGCCTTGGGCGGTGATTTGGAGCTGCTCCGCTTCGCCCGGCTTTAGCAGCCAGCCCCGCAGCCACAGTCTCGGGTTCAAGTGGTCAGGAAGAGCCATCTCAGGCGCCCTCCACCGGGACAATGCGGTGGGCATCCGGGTCCGCGAACGCAGCTTCGGGCGGATCGAAAATGTCTGGCCTCAGCTCGCTTCGGGAAACTTGCCCCCCGCTCTGCTCATCAAGCCGCCGAGCCAGCGCACCATCGAAACGGGTCCGCTTGCTCAGGGCCTTTCGCAGATAGCCAATCGTCGTTCCAGCGTTGACGGCGAACGCCGCCTGCTCTTCTGGTGCCAAGGTGCCGAGGTAGGTGCGAAGTGTGTCCATGGGCGATGACTTTACCAGAAGGTAAAGACAATGCAACACCATTTGGTCAATTACCAGCAGGTAACGGAAACTGGCGATATGAGCACCGATGACACCCCTACCGTCGCCGCCCGCCGTCTTCGCCTTCAGCAATGGATCGCCGAGCACCACGGCGGAAGCCAAGCGTCATTCGCATCCGCGACTGGGGTCAATCAAGGCGAGTTGTCCGGCCTCCTGAAGCGCAAGTCCTTCGGAGAGAAGCGGGCCGCCTCGCTGGAAGAGATAGCCGGCATGCCTGCCGGATTCCTGACGTTCCCCCTAAGTAGCGCGCCTACGCGGCCCCCTGTCTCACGCGTCTCAGAGACTGCGACACCCTATGGCTATGTTCACGTCCAACAACTGGATGGAGAGGTGGCTATGGGGGATGGACGGATCAACGACGATTTCCCAGAGGTAAGGTCCATGGATTTCACATCGAGCTACATCCGGTCGATCGTGGGGTTTGTTCCGCCACCGGGGCGCCTTGTACTTGTCACGGGCCGCGGTGACTCGATGATTCCGATCATCCAGCCTGGCGAATCCCTACTCGTCGACTCGGGGGTTCAGACGTTTGACGGCGACGGCATCTACCTCATCAATACGGGGAGCGGTCAGCAGGTTAAGGGTCTGCAGGACAGAGGCGACGCGGTCTATATCGTCAGCGCAAACTCAACGCTCTATCCGGCATTCCCGCTGCCAACGGGAGCGACGATCGGGGGCAAGGTGTACCTGCGGAACCGGATCGACCGCTTCAACTGAGCTTTTTCTGCTGTTCGCCGCGTTACGGTTCGCGGCCCCACTTTGACTTGAAGTCTTCGCGCAGCTGCTTGCACAACTGCGCGTACACCCGTAGGTCTGTGGGGGTGTACTGGCGGTCTGAATTCATCTGGGCATAGCGCTTATCGCATTGCCCGACAGCTTCGAGCAAGTTCCGCTGCTCAGCTTCTTCCTTGTGCGCCTGAGCTTGTGCCGCGGTCTGCTCCGCAGGCGCCCTGGACGCCATTTTCCACAAGAGCGTCCCAACCAGGGCAGATAGCAGGGCAAGGGAAATCCAAAGGAATGCCCTGAATTCGGACCGGCGTGGAACTTCGGCAGGTGCCGAGCCGTCCAGATGTGCTGCGGCGTTGACCTCCGGGAGCGGGGACGCAGTGATCGGGGCACCAC